GAAGCTAGAGACGGCAGTATGCCAGATAAAAATGCTTTGGTAGGTGTTCAAAAATTAGCAGCTGCAAACTCAAATACAGCGACTCGACATATATTACAATCTGGATTATTCCTAACGGCAGAAGTTGCTGAGTGTTTATCATTAAGAATTTCTGATATTATAGAATACTCTCCAACTAAAGATGCTTTTATACAAGCTATAGGAACACATAATGTAGCGACTTTAGAGGAAATATCTCAATTACATCTATATGATTTTGGTATATTTTTAGAACTTATGCCAGATGAAGAAGAACAAGCTATTTTAGAAAATAACATTCAAATGGCACTTCAACAACAGACTATAGAGTTAGAAGATGCTATTGATCTTAGAGAAATACGTAGTGTTAAGTTAGCAAACCAACTTCTTAAAATACGAAGAAAAAAGAAGATGGAAAAAGATCAAGCGATACAGCAGCAAAATATGCAGCAACAATCTATATTAAACCAACAATCTGCACAAGCCGCTGCAAATGCTGATATTCAAAAAAATCAAGCAATATCACAATCACAAGCGCAATTAGAGCAAGTGAAAGCGCAAATAGAATCACAAAGAATGATGCAAGAAGTGGAATTGAAAAAAGAATTAATGGGATTAGAGTTTCAATACAATATGCAGTTAAAAGGAGTTGAAGTTGATGGAATGAAGCAAAGAGAAAAACAAAAAGAAGATAGAAAAGACGAAAGAACAAAAATTCAAGCATCGCAACAAAGCGAGATGATTGAACAAAGAAATAGTGGAAAACCACCTAAAAACTTTGAATCCTCAGGTAATGACATATTAGGTGGAGGATTTGATTTAGGGGCGTTTGAACCTAGATAGAATTTATTAATTATTATTATATTATATTATGGAAGAAAAAGATGAAAATGTAGTTGAAGAAACTACCCAAGAAACAACTGAACAAGTAGAGGAAATCCCTCAAGTAGACGAATCTAAATTTGAAAGCGCTGATGATGATAGTGTTATTAAGGTAGATTTAAATAAACCACCAACACCAAAAGAAGAAAAAAATGAAACTAAAGAAGATAACGCTGACGACAGCGGAGTGGTTGCAGAGTCTGAAAATGCCGATGCCCCACAAGAACAAGAAGAAATACAACCGGAAGCTGAAACACAAGAAGGCACAGTATTAGAAGAAATCACTGAAGATTCTACAGAAGAAGAAATAACCGAAGTAGAAGAAAAAGTTGAAGAAGCTATCGCTGAGGCTGAAGCTACTGGAAAACCAATACCAGAAAATATTCAAAAGTTAATAGACTTTATGGAAGAAACTGGTGGAGATTTAAATGATTATGTTAAACTTAATCAAGACTACTCAAAATTAGATGATCAAAGTTTATTATACGAGTACTACAAACAAACAAAACCTCATTTAAATAATGAAGAAATTAACTTCCTTATGGAAGACTCGTTCTCTTACGATGAAGATGTAGATGAAGATAGAGATATACGAAGAAAAAAATTAGCGTTAAAAGAGCAAGTTGCCAACGCTAAAAGCCACTTAGACGGGCAAAAGTCTAAATACTATAATGAAATCAAAGCTGGAAGTAAACTCACTAATGAGCAACAAAAGGCTATTGATTTCTTTAATAGATATAACAAGGAGTCAGAAGCAACTCAAAAAACAGTTAAAAAGAATTCTGATATTTTTACACAGAAAACTGAACAAGTTTTTAACGATAAGTTCAAAGGTTTTGAATATAACGTCGGTGATAAAAAATACAGATTTAATGTAAACAATGCTGAAGAGGTTAAAACAACTCAGAGTGATATAAGTAATTTTACCAAAAAGTTTTTGGATAAGAATTCTGCTTTAACAGATGCTAAGGGTTATCATAAATCTTTATACACAGCAATGAATGCAGATGCTGTTGCAAAACACTTTTATGAACAAGGAAAAGTAGATGCTATGAAAGATAGCGTTGCTAAAGCCAAGAATGTCGATATGAATCCAAGACAAAGTCATGGAAAAATTGAAGCAGGTGGCATGAAGTTCAAAGTGTTGGGTAATGATGCTAATGATTTTAAGTTTAAAATTAAAAATAAATAACAATTTAAAAATAAATAAATTATGGCAATTACTGCGGGGGATAATCTGAACATTATCCCAAACCCAACTCAAAACGCCCTAAATTCTAATTATATAGACTTTACGGCGGCTGGAAACGGTTGGGCTCAACAATATTTACCAGATCTTATGGAGAAAGAAGCTGAAGTTTTTGGAAACAGAACAGTTTCAGGATTTCTTTCACAAGTAGGAGCTGAAGAGGCTATGACATCCGATATGGTTGTTTGGTCTGAACAAGGTAGATTACATTTAGCGTACACAGGTACAATAGATGCTTCTGCTTCTGAAGTAACATTAACAGGTCACGCTGGAACAAACGCGACATATACATCTAACGAGCACGGTTTACGTCTTGGTGATGTTTGTCTTGTTGCTGCTGCTAACGTAACTTATGTTGGTAGAGTTACAGCTGATGACGCATCTGACGTTATAACAATTCTTCCTTATGAATTTGCTCACGCTAGTAACACGGTACCTGCTATGGGTGATGTAGCGGTTACAGTTCTTAAGATAGGTTCTGAATGGGCAAAAGGATCTGACACTCCTTATAGCTCAGCTAACGAGCCTGCTCACCAATCTTTCACTAACAAACCAGTTATTATTAGAGACATGTATCACGTTTCTGGTTCTGACGCATCTGCAATAGGATGGGTTGAGGTTTCTGGTGAAGACGGTGCTTCTGGATACTTATGGTATTTAAAAGCTGAAGGTGAGACTAGAATGAGATTTGCTGATAACTGCGAAATGCAAGTTTTAGAAGGTGTTAGAGGTTTAGCTGCTTCCACACTTGATACAGGTGTTAATTTCCTTGTATCTCCTCAAGCTACTACTGGTACCACTTTTGGTACTCAAGGTTTATTTGATGCTATAAACGATAGAGGTAATTCAACTTCTGGTATTACTGGAGTTAACGCTGCTACTGATTTAGCTGAGTTTGATGCTATTTTAGCTGAGTTTGATTCTCAAGGTGCTATTGAAGAAAATATGATGTTTGTAAACAGAACTACTTCGTTAGCAATGGATGACATGTTAGCTTCTATGAATTCTTACGGAGCTGGTGGTACTTCTTACGGAGTATTTGACAACTCTGAAGACATGGCGCTTAATTTAGGTTTCTCTGGTTTCAGACGTGGATCTTACGATTTCTACAAATCTGACTGGAAATATCTAAACGATGCTGGTACTAGAGGCGCTATCAACGCTAGAGCTACTGCTGATGCGATTAGAGGAGTTATAGTTCCTGCTGGTGTATCTTCGGTTTACGATCAACAATTAGGAAAGAATCTTAAACGTCCTTTCTTGCATGTTAGATATAGAGCTTCAAAAACTGATGACCGAAAAATGAAAACTTGGGTTACTGGTTCTGTTGGCGCTGCTACGTCTGAATTAGATGCAATGCGAGTTAATTACTTATCTGAAAGATGTTTAGTTACACAAGGTGCTAACAATTTCATGTTAATGAACTAAGCACGATTATTTTAAAGAGACTGGGATTAATTTCCCAGTCCCTTTATTTTTATTAATTTTATTATATATTATATTATGACAAAAAAACAAAAAACAAAAACGGTAGAGATACCGAAGGTTGTAGAACAACCAAAAGTTGAAACATCAATTACTGAAACTCCAATTATTAAAACAACAAAACCAAAAAAAGATAAATGGGAAATAAAAGATAGAATTTATAACTTAACTGGTATGCACAGACCTTTGTCTAAAATGATTCAATCAGCAAATATATACTGGTTTGACAAAGAAAAAGGATACGAAAGAGAATTAAAATACTGTGAAAATCAGAGAACATCTTTTGTAGACGAAATGCAAGGAGATCAAAGACTATCTCACATTATTTTTAGAAATGGCATATTAGTTGTTCCAAAAGAAAAAACGGTTTTACAAAAGTTACTTTCAATATATCATCCTATGAATAATATTGTTTATACAGAACTAAAACCAGAGGTAAAAGCTGCTAACGAAGTAGATATATTAGAAATGGAAATAGCTGCATTAAACGCAGCTCAAAATCTAGATATAGATATGGCAGAAGCAGTAATGAGGGTTGAGATTGGTTCTAAAGTATCGGAGATGAGTTCTAAAGAACTTAAAAGAGATTTACTATTATATGCTAAGAAAAATCCTGTATTATTCTTAGAATTGGTAAATGATGAGAACGTTGTTTTAAGAAACTTTGGTATAAAGGCAACAGAAATGAAGATAATTAAATTGTCTTCTGATCAAAGAACTTTTTCATGGGGATCTAACGATAGAAAACTAATGAATGTTCCGTTTGATGAACATCCATATTCAGCGTTAGCCGCCTGGTTTAAAACTGATGAAGGAATGGAGATTTACTCCAATATTGAAAAAAGATTAAGCTAATCTAACTGTAGAGCGGTCGCCCTACGGGGCGATCGTAACTACTAAAATATAATTGAATGAAAAATAAAAAATCAAAAGGATTAGGCGACTCAATAGAAAAAATTACAAAAGCAACTGGAATAAAAAAAGTTGTAGATACAGTTGCAAAAGCTGTTAATAAAGATTGCGGTTGTAATAAAAGAAAAGATAATTTAAATAGATTATTTCCTTATAAATAAAAAAAATTATGGTAAATATAGACACGGTATATCAAAAAGTCTTAGCTTTTGCAAATAAAGAACAAAGAGGTTATATAACACCTCAAGAATTTAATTTATATGCTAACCAAGCTCAATTAGAAATATTAAATCAATATTTTTATGATTTAGATCAGTTT